TCCATTAAAGTCCTCACGTAATCAATAGGCCTGACGGCCAACACCTGTATAAGTAGCCAGTATTATTCCACAGCGATTCAGGATCGCCTACCCCTGATTTGAGATTTCTGTGGCGGCATGTTGTAACAGCCCGTCTAGCGCGGCCTTCACCGTTTGTCGGCGGACCTCCTCGCGGTTGCCTGGAAAGAAGCGCTGCTCGCTGAACACCGCCTCGCCAACGCCCCAGGCGAGCCATACGGTGCCCACCGGCTTGCTCGGCGAGCCTCCGTCCGGCCCGGCCACGCCGCTGACCGCCACGGCGAAGCGCGCCAGGCTTTTCTGCTGGGCGCCCCGCGCCATCGCCTCCACCACCTCGCGGCTGACCGCGCCGACTTTATCGAACAATTCGGGAGGCACCTCCAACTGCCGGGTTTTCTGGCGATTGGAATAGGTGACGTAACCGGCTTCGAACCAGGCCGAACTCCCCGGAATCCGCGTGATCGCCTCGGCAATTCCGCCACCGGTACAGGATTCGGCGGTAGTGACATGGGCATTGAGCACCTGCAAGCGCCTGCCCAGTTCGGCGGCCAGTCCGGTAATGTCATCCATGCTGCTCTCCTGATTCGACGCGATTGGCGCCTACCGTACACCAGCAGCCGCAGCTTGCAAGGTCCGGCAGATTACCGGCCCAAGGCTCTGACATAGGCCTGGCAGGCCTGCAAGGCGATCAGTCCACGGTCGCCCTCGTTGGTGATGGCGATAATTCGTTGAGCATGCGCCGGGTCAAGTCGGGCGCGTGGGGCGCCATGATCCACGCCGCCGGCGCCGGTGGCGGCAGGCACTGCACAACCGGCGGCAACATCGTCGGCGTCGAGGAGGACTGACAGCCGGACATCGGCAGTAGCAAGGCGATCGCGCAGGCGATCCTGGTCACGTTGGGCATCGCTCAAGGCTCGGTAGTGGGTTTGCTCGCTGGCGGAGAGTTGCTGTTCCAGGGCGAGGCGTTTGTGCTGCTCGGCCTTTTGCTGCATCGCTGCCGCCTGGGTCATTCGATTGAGCGCCTCGGACTGCGACTGCGCCAGTTGCGCCAGTTGCCTGCCGTACCGCCACTCCTGAAGCCGCCACGCCAACATGGCTGGGCCACCGATCAGCAGCGCCACTAATACAACGACACCTAGCGTCCGGCAGGAAAACGGCATCAGGCTGAAGGTTGGCATAACACTTCCCTCGCCCGCGCCCAGAGTTGCAAGCGATCCTGTAAGCCATTCAGGCCGCCATTGATGCGGCGGGTAATACTGTTGAACTGGTCACAATCAGCCAGCTCGTTCAGGCCGTTCTGCGCCCAGAACCAGGCGGCGGATTGCGCCGCCCATTGCGGTTGTTCGAGCAGTTCGGGCAAGGCCAGCAAGCGCTCGTCACCAAACAACCCCAGGCTGCAATTAAGGTAATTGTCGTGGCCGGTAATCTGGATCAAACCCCGGCCGCGATATTTCTGACCGTCACCGTCGGGCTGGGGCGAGTTGCCCAGGCGGACGGCCAGGGTTCCGGTGTCGTATTTACTCAGGTATTGCTCGCTGCCCAACTCCCGTACATGACGCAATTGCCCCGACTCATGACCGACCTGGGCCAGGAATGCGGCGATGCGCCTGGGGGTGTCGATGCGGTAACGAGACATCGCGGTGTTCAAGGCAGGAATAAAAACGCCCGCTTGGGCGCGGGCGTTGGGCATGATCTTGATGAGTTGCTGTTGCGTAAGGTCCATGTTCGGGTCATCGCACATACATGATCAAAGCTGCCCGGCCAGCCAGGACGGCGCGGCCGGACGGTATTCGGTGGCCGGAAAGTGTTCATCCTGCGGCCATTCCCTCAGAGCCCGGCGATAAGCCTGCAACTGCGTGTACTGCGCCTGGTCCAGCGTCGTGCCGCCGCCGTCGTCCATTTCGTCGCGGTCGCGCGCTATGAGGCGGTCGGTTGCGGTGAGTTGGGCGTTGCGCCATAAGTACTCGCTCTCAGCAGCTTCGCCCGACGACAGACGCGGGGGATCTACAAGAACGGGATAACCGTTGCCAGGATCGACTGACATTTTTTTAGGCGAAACGGCGAGTTGCTGAAGCAATGAGAGCCAATACGCCCGTGGGATTTCTATGACATCTTCGGGAATATCGGAAGTGTTGATACCTGGGACGTAGGCTCCGCAGGTACTCGGACTGAACAATAAGGTGAACTCGTTCATTTCAATAGCCCTTTGCAAAATAGTATACGGTCCACCCGGCTATTGATTGCCCTGCCATGTTGCGAACTCTCAAGCGACAGCCTTGTTTAGTGGCACTGCCTCCAACGAGGATGACCACTGCACCGTCACCACCTACATGGTTGGCTACCAAAGAAGCAAAAGCGGTTGGAAATGAAATAGGAAAAGTGACGAACACATCGCCGTTAGCATCAGTCGTGCCGGCTCCCCATTGGTCGATGATCCCACTGGCGTACTTTTGATAGCCGGGGCTCCCCAACTGACCTGAAAACAACGAGGTGTATTTCAAAAGTACGGTGCCGCCGATCAACCGCCATTGATTGTCCAGCTTGACTAACTCTGCCGTTTCGCCACGGCCCAGATCGATGGGACCAAGGGCTGAAGATGACGGACCCAGCGTATCGGTAGGCGAGGCTGTCGATACCTTCACGGCAGTCCCTACGTTGATAAGCGTGAGCGTCGCCCCATGGAGGATCCCCGCCGTATTGGGCAGCGTGACGTCGATTGCGGTGGTACTGGAAAAGCTGACGGCACCGCCGACATGGGCCGGTGTCAACGCTGTACTGACTGCGTACGCGAAAAAACCGGAGTATTGAATCCCGCTGCGCCTTACGAACTCCGTCGTCGCCACGGACCTGTCGTTATCAAATTGGGGCGCGGTGGTGAACAATTCGCTGCCACGCAAGGCTGTTAGCAATTGATTGTTCAATTGTTCCGATGGCGTCTGCCCGGCAGCTTGAATGACATTAAGCAACTCCAGCGTTACCCCATTGCCCCAACTGGCGGGAATCAAGGATCCCGGCGTTCCCGCCAACGGATCCTCGTCCACGAACCTGCCGTTTGATAGACCTGCGCTGGGCACACTTTTTGGATAGTCCACTTTTCACTCCTGATGGGCCAAAGATAAAAAACAGGCGAGACAAAGCCTCACCGGCAATTCGCGGTGGCGCGGTTGATTGAGAAAGTTGAGAGGCTGCCCCAGGCAGCTTAAAGGGCAGGTTCGGGCAAGACAGGCCAGGTGATAGCGGCTGGAAAACCGGCTTGATGCTGGATGCGATTCAACTCGACGCTATAAAGCTTCCACTCCATCAGGGCCAGTTGTTCCTGGTCGCTGGCGTCGCCGATGTCTTCGGCGTATTGAAGCGGGGCAATTTTCTGAACGGCCTCACGCAGCAGTTTGTCGCGTTTTGCCAAGACCTCGCGCTTGAGATCAGCCTGCTGAAGAGTCTCGTCGAATACCCAGCTGTTCTCTCGCCAGACATGGTAATTGCCCGGCCACGGTTCAGCGGTATAGATATCCGGCAACCCGCCGAACTCGGTCCACTGCAGCAGAACACCGTTATCCTTGCGATACACCCCGCCGCGCCAGTCGACCATTTCTCGTGGAACGCCATTAACCATGACCCATGAATGATGATCCTGGGCAGCGGGTAATTCGAAAGAAAGTTGAATGCCATTACCGGGAATTTGAATGCCGATTCCGGGGGTCACGAAAAGCTCTACCGGGCCAGAGAGAACACCGGCGCCGTCGAACAGGTAAATATACATAGTCACCTCAGATCAGTTTGATTCGGGCGGGATAGGCGATGTTCCTGGGACGGGTCTCGGTGCTGAAACTGCCGATATTGCCTACGATTTCTGGACTGGAAAAAAACAGCGGATTGGGATAAGTCGTACCGACTATTCCTGTTGCAGGCGCAGCATTGACATCGCGGGTGACGTCCCAAGACGCATCAGCAATAGCAGGACCCGGGCGATTGGCACTACCTGAACTGGTGGGCAAATAATGGTTGTGGCTTTCCAGGGCATACATCTGTCTACTGCCCGCAGAACGGTCAATATCCACGCCTCGGGCTTCGTCCAGCACGCGCAAGAACTCGCCTCGAACATCAGGAATCCTAAACGTTGTAGCCCCATCTCCGCTCGTCCACGCGCCTTCATTTCCCGGTCTGCTGGCTTCGCTCACCAACGCACCGGACGATTGTGCGTAATCCCACAACCACGGCCAATCACTACGCACCAGCAGGTTGCCGTTGAGCACGGCATACCCACCGGGAATGACTTGGCGCGTGCTCTCGAACGAGACGCGCCCCAGCGCCGTCGCATCAAACCGGCCCACCGGCCACCAGAATCCAGTTTCATCACTGCGCAAATGCCACCAATCGCCGCTGCCCATCAACACCAGAAATGGATAGCCGTTGGCCGCCAGGTGAGTATGAAACCGGATCCTGTCGGTACCGGCGGCGCGCACCGTCAAGCGGTTACCGCTGTTATCGACACGTCGCACAATCACATCACGAATGCCTAGCGCCGCATTGGCCGTCGGCAAGGTCAAGGTATTCGCCCCTGCGCTCGCGTCGATCAACACAAGGCCTAACTCCTCGGCCTTCAGGACTTGAGAGGTGCTGATCCGCGTGATGACTGAACGCATCGGACTGCTACGCCCGATGATGCTTTGCAGTGCCTTGATCAACTGCCCAGTGTCCGCTTCGGACGGGGTCAGGTTCGCGGCGGAAATAACGCCCAGGATCTCCTGTGTAACGCTGTTTCCCCACACCGCAGGAATCAAGGATCCCGGCGTGCCCGCGAGCGGATTTTCATCCACGAACCGACCGTTCACCAGCCCGACGCTGGGAACACTTTTTGGATAATCCATGTCTTGTTTCTCTCTATGAGATGAGGATCACGCCCGAAGGCGTAGCGCGCGGATGGCCGCGAGCGCGTCATCGGCGGCTTGAGTGGCAAGATCCGCCTTGCCCTTGGCTACGTGCGCGCGAATCTGCGCCTTGGCCTTGAGGCGCAACTCGCGGAGCGTCAGCAGGTTCGCTTCGAATTCGGCGGCCTTGGCGAGAATCTGATCCGCCGCTTGCCTGGCTGTACGCCCCTTGACGACCCAGGCAGAAACGGACGATGGAGCGGATTTTTTCGGGTAGCCCTGATCTTTGAACGCCTGCGCTTCAAGGGCCGCTTGTTGATATTCCAGAGCGCGTAACGGATCACCGGCCAAAACGCGACGAGCGCTGTCGGCAGCGGCATCGACCTTGTCGCACAGGCGCTCGCCTTCCAGGCGCAGCAGTTCAGCAGCGTTCGCGTCGGTCAGCACCCACGTACCGTCCTCCCAGAGGTGGGCCGCAGAAGGTGGCGGCGGACGCAGTCCCTCTTCGTACTGGTGCAGTTCTTGAATGACTTTCATCGGATCAGCTCCCAGGACAGGTGGACATTGACGGCGTTGGTGAAATTGATGCCGATGCCCACGCTGTAATCTGTCAGAGCTTGGTGCCCCTTGATTCCCATGCTCAAGAGCAACTCATCACTGTCGGCAATGGTTGCACCCAACGTATGTTCGGCCTGATAGGACTGCCAAAGCGAGCGCAACTGGGTATGGTCGAAACTGGCCGTGACTGTAGAGACCGTCACGTCGTTGACAACGTTGCTGGAGAAAATCACGCACATTGCCATCGGTACACTGGTGGGGCTCGCCCATCCACCTGCGTTGTTGCCAGGGTTTTCGGAAATGGGTGACAGATAGCTGTAATTGCCTCCAACCCATCCAGCCGGAGCGAACATAAGTGATGTCACCGCGTTCGGTGGGGGTGTCGGATTACCCGCCACAAGCCGCGCCGCACGCGCATGCGGATCCAGCGGCAGATACACTACCCCGGTGCCATTTACCGTTTGCGTCCAGCTCAATTGAGCACGGTTGTAAATCGTGCGGATCGTAGGCAGGGAGCCAGGCGGCCCGGTCACCACCCAGGCCACGCACATGTCCAGGGGCGTGGAAGGGAACCCACCGCCGGCCGCTCCGTTGATGGTGCCTTTCAGGGATTCCGGAGCAAGGTCATACAGACTTCCTCGCTGCACATAGAACGTCAGCGCATCACCGACCACCTGCGCCCGCAAAAAATAACTGGCGCTGGGCAACAGATCGGCGCTGCTCCAGGCCGTCGTCACGTAGGTACGTGTCCGCCCCAACCGCCCAGCCACCACCTCTTGCCCGATGCTGACGTACACACCCGCCGGAATCGAGACACGCCCGCCGCTGGTTGACAGCGCCGCTGGAGTGACGGCCAAACGGCTGTCCGCCGTGGCAATCGTCGGCAGCGGCAACGCTGCGATCGGCAGAGCGAAGTCCTGGTTCCAGTCTTTGGCGGTTACCGTCCGAATCGCCGTGAGCAATTGATCGCTGCGGGTTTCATCCGGCATCAGATCTCCCGCCTTGATGACATTCACGAGCTCCTGCGTCACCCCATTCCCCCAATCCGCCGGAATTAACGATCCCGGCGTCCCGGTCAGCGGATTTTCATCGACGAACTTCCCATTCACCAACCCGGCGCTGGGCACACTTTTCGGATAATCCATCTGTCTACTCCCTAGTCATAATTGATGTGAACCTTGGTATGCGCCGGCGCACTGCGGTGAATCAGGCACTCCAGCGCCGACCCCGGATTGACGCCAAAATGTTCGCCCCAATAGCTCGCACCAAAGCGCCGTCCCAGCAGCAGGCGGCCGCCGGTGTTGAGGGTCCACATGAATTGCGCCTGCCACGTCCCGAAGTGCGCTTCGCCGAACCGTGCGCGGCCCATGCGCGGCGCCTTGAGTTCGGTAATCGTTGCGTTGGGGTAGCCCTGGCTCTTGGCGATTTCCACGTAATAGGCGATGGCCTGGCTGCCCACCGCCAACAACCGCCGTCGCACCGCGAGACGGCGATCGTCATACAGCGGCGTGGCGCCAAGGCACGGATCCGGCAGCTCCATCACCCGTTCCCAATCCGGCACCAGTTCGCTGACTCCCGCCGGGTCCATTTCGTTGAGCAGGTCGGCCGCGCGGGCGTCCAGGCGAGCCAGCTCCTGGGCGATGCCTTGCAGCACTTGGTCCAGTTCCGGCACGCGCTCCGGGTCCCACGCCGGGCCGCTGGGCAGCAGGCTGCGCAGTTGGGCCTGGTATTGTTCGGCGGTTCTTATCCCAGCCATGTGCAGCCTCCGAAGGTCAGCAACTGATTGCTGGCGGCGACGACATCGGTGGCGGGTGCGCTGAGTTTGTGGTCGGTTTCGCCGGTGGCGCTGCTGATCGCTTCGGCGATATGACTCAGCAACAGCGTTTCGCCGAGGCCGGCTTCGCGGTTATGCAGGTCGCGCAGCTGGGCCTCGATGGCGGCGCGCACGGCGCTGGTGTCCGGGGTGATGCGCAGCTTGTAGTTCACCGGCACCTGCGTCGGTGCCAGCACATGCAGTTCGGCGGTCACCGGGCGCAAGGGCTCGATGTAGGCCCGCACCTCCTCCAGTTGCTCGGCGTTGGGGATCGGTTGCGGATCGTCGTCGCGCATCACGAACAGGCCGACGGTGCCCGGCCCCAGGTAGCTGCCGCGGCACCAGGCGCGGGTTACGCCGGGGCACTCCAGGGCCCAGGTCTCATAGTCCTGGGCCGAGCCGCCGTGAGGAATGACCCGGTAGGAACGGATCACCCTCGACCGCAGGGATTCAAGGCTTTCCCGGGCGACACCGCCAGTCAGCCCTGGCGCCAGCACGGTGAAGCTGTTGCCGATGCCCAACAGAGGCTGCACCGGCGTGAGCGCCAGGCCCGCATCGGCATTGCCCAGGCTACCGGCCTCCAACGCCGCAATGGCGACGCTGTTCAGGCCATTGCTGGTGGTTCGCGCAGTAATCACTTTATACGTACGGCCATCGGCCGCTTGCATCAGCGTGTCGGCATCCAGCACGGCACCCGCCGTGGCAGTGAAGCTGACACTGCCGGTGGCCACCTGGGCGGCCTTGCGCGCCTGGTTCAGGCGCAGGGCGGCGATGCGTTCCAGGGTCGATTCATCGGCCTTGTCCGGGAGGATCTGCTCGGCGATCCAATCCAGATAGCCATACAGGCCATAGGCGGCGCCGCCAAGGGTACGCGCCAGGACCTGGGCGTCGGACTGGCGCAGCGAATCGCTGGCCAGGTCGCTTTGGGCGCGTTTGATCAGCACCGGCAGCGAAGGGGTTTCAAACGGCATAGGTCACCTGCCAACTGTGGTCGGGGTTGATATCCAGGCGCTCGCCATTGGCCAGGGTCAGGACCGTGCGCAGGTTCAGACGCTGGGCGTCGAGGCGTTCGCTGATGATGTCGATGGCGCTGCAATGACCGTCATCGATCAGCCATTGCAGCGCCTCGCGGGCGTAGAACTCGGCGTCGAGCTGGGTCTGGCGGGTCAGCTTGACCCGCCGCAACAGCCACAGCCGTGAGCCGATGCGATCGTCGGCGACCGTGGGAAAGGTGTCGCCCCACCAGCCGAAACGCTCCTCGTCATCCACCGCATCGTCGGCGGCGGCACGGCGCCAGGTGAACAGGCTGATCAGCACCGAGCGGGTCAGCGCGGCGTGCAGGTTCTGGCTGATGAACATCACTGGCCTCCCGCCGGCGCACCGGTCTGGCCGTTGCCGGCCTGTACACCGAGGTGCACGTGCTTGATCTGGCTGATACCGCCGGCGATCTGGTCGCCCTGGGAAACGATCTTGCCGGTGTGGTTGATGACTGGGCTGTCGATGTTCACCGCGCTGCTGGCGCGGATATTCAGCGTCGCGGTCTCGATGTCGATGACCCGGCCGCGCTTGAAGTGGAGCTTGTCGCCTTCATCGGTGTAGAGCGCGACTTCGCCCGGGGCCAGGGCCTTGAGACGAAAGCGCCGATCGGCGACTACCAGCACCACCGCGTGGGAGCGGTCGCCGCCGAGGAACGTGGCGATGCCCTCGGCGCCGGCCAGCGGGTTGCTGGTGAAGCCGTAGGGCTCGAAATGCTCCATGTCGTCGCTCACTTCGCCAGCGGTGAGGCGCATTTGCAGCGATTGCAGTTTATTCGCCGAATGGGCGAGCACGACAGTGCCGCGCGCCAGGAGGCGGGTCAGTAGGCTCATTGAGGTTTTCCTTCGGAATCGGGTTTAACGGCAGAGCACCGTGGGAGCGAGCCTGCTCGCGAAGGCACCGGCACATTCAACATCGATGCAAGCCGAGCCACCGCTTTCGCGAGCAGGCTCGCTCCCACAAGGGATCCGCGCTGGGCAGAAATCTGGAGGCGGTCTCGCTCCCACAAGGGATTTGTGCTGGGCAGGTATCGGTGTCGGGCTCAGGCCTTGGGTGGCACCGGGTTGGCGTCGAAGGTATGCGGCGGTGCGACTTGCAAGGTGGTGACCGAACCTTGGGCGGACAGCGAATAGGTCACCTTGGAGATCAGCATGTCGGCGTCGAACCCGAGCACCGGATCGATCACCCGCACCAGGGTGTTATGTCGCCAGAGATCGCCGTTGGCCTGGCGCCAGCCCTGCACGTGGTAGGTGGTGGTCAGGGCGCGGCCGCTGCGAATCGCACTTTCCCAGTCGGCTCGTTGCTGGGCCAGCGCCGGGGTCAACTGGGCGCTTTCGCTGATGACGGTCACCCGCTTGCGCTTGAAGCCCAGGTCAGTGGCGGTGCCCGAGACTTCGCTCACCGCCGCCCCGCTCTGCTGGTCATTGCCTTTGTGCTGGCCGATGACCCGGTATTCGGAAAACACCTGGCTGTAGTCCATCGGCGCGTTGCCCGAAAGAATATTCTTGCCCAGTTCCAACACATCGCTGGCCCGCCCACCGCTCCCAGGCTTGGCCAGCAGCACGCGGCCCTGCGGGTCATCGGTGGAGAACACCCGGAACAACGTCAGCAAACGGTCGATGGATTGAAAGACCGTTTCTCCAGGCACGATGCTGTGCTCACTCAGGCGCGCGGTTTCCGGGATCTCGCTGATTACCCCCACGGCATAGGGCGATGCCAGCGCCTGGACGATGCTCAGCAGTGTTTGCCCGCGCCATTGCGTCGGGCGGTTGATCGCCGCGCAGTCCACCAGGTCCTGGGTCTTGGAGCCGCCTTCGATGCTCAGGCTGATCTGCCGACCGTCGTAGCTGATGGGCGTCTTGAACACGTAGCCGCTGAGCAGCAGGTCGGCACCGATGCGCACATGGCATTCGTCACCGGGACGAATCGGCACCGCCTGGGTCTGCCCCGGCCATTGCCAGGTGATGTCGAGTTTGAAGGTGCGGAACTGGCGCTCCAGGTCCGCACTGATTTCCACGCTTTTCCAGCCGCCGTAATCCAGCCCACCGACAGTGAGCGTGACAGCGTTGTCGAGCTCATTCATGGCTCACTCCCCGGAGACTTTCAGGTCGTTGGGCGGCAGGAAGCCAGGGTGCGCCACGCCGTTGCGCTGGGTCACCTCGGTCACCCGGGTGGCGTCGGCGAATTGCTGATACGCCACCACCAGCGCCGGCAGGCTTTGCTTGAACGACAGGTTGATCAGGCGGACACCGGACGACGCCACGGCCGTCAGGTGCGCGGCCATTTGCTGACGCAGGTTGTTCATTGCCTGGTAGTGATCCGGAGCGGCCTTGAGGGAAGCCTGCCAGATGGCTTCGTTGAGGGCATCGCGCAAGGCGAGCACATCATCGGCCACCGGCACGTCCCGACGCTGGACCGGTTGCACCGCCTGTTGCGCCACCGACGGAGTGGCGTCCAGCCTGACCACCGGCGCCGCCACCGGCATCGCCGCGATCCATTGCGCCGCTTGCACCAGCAAGGTGTCCTGGACCAGATCGGCAACCGCCTGGGCCGCCGCCGTGGTGTCCTTGCCGGTGGTGAGTTTGGGCGCGTCCGCCTGGCGGATGGCTTCCACCTGTTGCGACACGCTGGCAATCACGCCGCGATAGCCGTCACGGGCAAAATCTTTCAGCTCCCGAATGTCACCCAGCAGTCCCTTGAATTCGGCCGCCACTTCCTTGGGCAGCTCCTTTACCGCCTTGACCAGATCGCTGAGTTGCCGATAAGTCTCGATCAACGGCTTGAGCTCCTGCTCGATAACGCCATAGACCTCCTTGAGGCTGTTGCGCAGGTCGGCGATGCCGATCCGCGCTGCCTTGATCAGGCTCATGGCGTCTTCGAAACGCCGCACCGCCGAGCCGAGGAAACTGTCGGCCGAGACCAGCAGCAATTTCTGGCTGTTGATCGCTGCCGAAGGAAACTGCAGCGGCTGGTCGGGGTAGAACTTCAGGGCAAACGTGACCAGCCCGCCGTCCTGGCGGGTCTGGGTCATGTCGCATTCGCCCACTTTGACCTGCAGGCGCCCCAACCATGGATGCACCAGTTCACCGCTGCCCTGCTCCAGGGCTGCGAGCAGTTTGTCGCGCTGCTCCAGGCAATCGGGGCCGACGATGAACGCGGTCAACTCGTGGATGCGTGCCTGCCGGCCGAGTCCTTCGAAATACGGCTGATCACGCTGCGGGTACTCATGCAACTGGCCTTTATGACCGATCGGGGTTTTCGCCTGGTCGACCCAGAACCCGACGCCACGAAACGACGCCGGCAACAAACGATCACGCCAGCTCATTGGAACCTCCTGCGGAAAGTGAGCGATAACCGATGCGCGAACTCACCGCCAGGCCCGGTTGATTGGTCTGGGGCGGGTCGGCGCGCAACCCCGCCGGCGCGTTTTCGAAGCGCACCGTCAGGCCGCCTTCCAGTTGCGTGCGGTTGTTGGCGGCGCTTTGTTGCACCAGGGCGCTGGAAGTCTGCGGCAATGCGCCGGGCGTCAAGGACGCTCTGGACGACGCAGTGGCAGGTGTCGGCGCAAGGCTTGAAGACAGTCCCGGAGGCTGCTCGCTGGCCCCGCCAAAAAACGCCGGCGCCAGCTCACCCTTGCCTTCGGCATTGGTGGCGCGCTGCGCCTCGGCCAATCCCTCGACCTTGCCGGTGAACGAGGCAATCACCTCGCCGAAGCCGCCGTTGAAGAACGCCTTGATTGGCGCGATCACGCCCTGCAGCTCGTCCCACCACTGGCTGAACCATTCGCCCACCGGTCCCCACTGCCGGGTCAGGCCCTCGATGGGGGACCAGTCGAACAGGCCGCTGAACACCGCCAGCATGATCGAAACCTGATTGCGAATGCCCTCCCAGATCCCGGCGAAAACTTCGCCGATGGTGCCCCAGTTGGCCATGATCAGCCCCAACGGCGTCCAGTCGAACAAGCCTTTCAGGGCGTCCATCACCGGCACGGTCAAGGCCTTGAGCAAATCCCAGATCGCCGCAAACAACCCGGTCAGGGGCGACCAATTGGCAATGATCAGACCCAGGGGCGACCAGGCGAACAGCGTCTGCATGAAACCGATGATCGGCGTCGCCGCCGCCACGAGCACGTTCCAGAGCGCGCCAAAAAAGCTGCTGATCGGCCCCCAATTGCTGATCACCTGCCCCATCGGGGTGAAGGCGAACATCGTTTTGAAGAACTCGACCATTGGCAGGACGATCGGCGCAAGCCGTTGCCAGAGTCCGGCAAAAAATGCCGAGATCGGTGTCCAGTGGGCAATGATCATCCCTGCCGCCAAGGCGATGCCCATGGCAATCAAGCCGATGGGGTTCATCTTCAAGGCCAGGTTGACCACTTCCATTGCCTGGCTCGCGCCGCTGACCGCCGTCTGGATCGCGTTGAACGCCACGACACCATTCGCCAGGCCTTGTACCAGTTGCGGGTTGTCCTGCAGCACCTGGGCCACGCCGCTGACCATCGGCTGCAAACTGACCGCCACCGCGTTGACCGCAGGCCCCAACGCCGAGCCGAACTGCACCGACACATTGCTGATGGAAGTCTTCAATCCCTCCAGGTTCTGTGCCGCTACGCGAGGCGCTTGCGGCGCCTGGACGGCACTGGCCGCCGCGCTCGCTGCGCCAGCTTCGTCCTTGAAGGCCAGCGCCGACTTGAGCCCATCCATGAACGGTTGGGCCAGGCCGCCGCTGGGCAGCAGCCCGGAAATATCCAGGCTGTCCAGGCCCGTGGCGTCGAGGTTCTGCTTGAAGCTCGCGACCTTCGCACGAAGGCTGGCGAGCTTGGGCGACAGCTCGTCGATACCCGTCAGCAGTAGCGCCTTTTTTTCTACCTTCTGTGTGTCTGCCATCACTGCACCTGCTGCATCGCATTGATCCGTTGCGCGTGCTCCAGGGATTCGCGGAGCACATCCAGTGGCCTGGCCATCATCTGTTCGG